CCACATTGATTTTACCTCACTTTTTTGATAAAATGGGTATAGTAAAACAGGCCATTTAATGCCTTTTACTATACATGATCGCCTCACGCTCAGACTCGCCAAAGTTTTGAGAGCGTGGGGCTTTTTTTGAGTTGTTTCCAAAATGGAAACAGTTGGTTTTATTCCCCTCTATACACCCCAACAACTGCATAGATCTTGATGTGTGTATCTTCGGCTGGTGGGAAGTCTAGGATGATGTCTTCATACTTGTCATTGAGCGACACTAGGCGTAAGCGTCCGTTTTCGGTATATATCTTCTTGAAGTAAGAACGGTCTCCATATGCGATAACTGCTAAATCTCCGTTGTAGGTAGTCAGTCCTTTGTCTACTAAATAGAGAATGTCTCCGTCTTGGTAGTCAGGTTGCATGGAGTCTCCACTTACCTTAGTTGCAATGTCATGACGTGGTGGTTGCTCGTCAACCTCTATTGTCTCTCTATCTGTATCATCGTAACCAAATCCATAGTTAAATCCACAAGCTGCTGCCGTTTCAGACACTATCTCGACTTGATACAAGCTGATGAGGTTTTCCGACACTTCGTTTCCCTTCGTTTTTTCTTCGTTTTCTTGACTCTCCAGAAGCTCCTCAGACGTCCGTAGAACGATTTTTTTGTTTGAAGTGGTTAATTGCACTACCTTATCCGTTATCTGCTGTGTGAGCGAATCTGGAGCATCTGGGAGGGGGTGGGTGATAGCTATGGATTTTAGATGAGGAGGAGTAGAATTGATTTGAATTTCTTGATCATCATCAAGCTTATCAATTAAAGCTTCTACAGAAATTTGCATACCTTTTGCAATTTTTTCTATCGTCTCATAAGATGGGATAATGGGCTTTTTTGACTTCGGATGTTCATTCTTTTCAAGCATAGAAATATATCCCTTCGTTAAGTCGGACAATTCACAAAAAGCATCCATTGATAACTTGTGCTCCGTTCTATACGATTTTAGTAATTCTCCTAACTTCATAAAAAGCTCCTTTCTATATATTGTTTAATCCATTATACACCTTTAAATAAAAAAAGTAAATTTTTTTGTTTAACACGCTTGACATTTCTTGTTTAACGTGTTAAACTATAATCAAGCTTAAGGAAATAACAAAAACCAAGAGCAAAAAAGAAAGGAGTAGGCAAATGAACGAATTAGAAAGAAAAGCCCTCGACGATGTGTTGAGGACGGTTAGACTTATAAATCAAAAAGTCGCTGAGGTTAATGAACTTCAAAGTCAACAAGAGCTAGCTATTTCTTATCTGCGGGGAATAATGGATGGCTCTGGACCTGTTTGATTCTATCTTGAACTTCTTGTAGAATTGACTGCTGATCACCTATTATTGGTTTTGCATTAAAATCATAAGTGTGTACGAGAGAAGAATGAGACTGTTGCTTTTCTAACAGACTTAGTATCTTGTTTAGTTTTTTAGTTAACTTGTCATCAAGCTCTTCTAATGTAACGCTTTTATCAATACGACTTTCAGGCATTTCGAAGTTTTCAAAGCTTTTCATTTTAGCTTTTAAATCCTTTTTGGATTGCTCGATTTTTCCAACAGAAAGGTTATAGAAAACAGTTCTTTGGGATATGACATCAAAAGGAAGTTTGTTTCCCATTTGTATAATAGGGACCAAAGGGAGTTCTAATGCTTGTCGAAATCCTAATTCATAAAATGCATTCGGATTGTGTCCTGTCATATCTGCTACAACCATAGGAGCAGTCTTGAGGTAGCTGATGATAGTTTCATTGATATTATCAACTGCATCTACTTGGTCAACTCGTACTGGTTTATATCCTAATTCCTCACAGACTGGGGCTATCAGGTAAGAAAAAACCTCGTCTGCTCTATCTCTAGTTTCTGTTCCAGATTCACCGATAGCAGTTACAATAAAACAAATTTTTTCAGTCATGTTTTTCTCCAATCATTTTATTTTGATTATACCATATTTGAAAGGGGGTGAGGAAATGAGACCAAGACGATATCCGTATAGTGGAAAAATAAAAAAGTCTATCAATTTTCAGATAGACTTAGAAAAATTCAAGCGTCTTAGCTATGAAGCCATTCATGATACTTCTCAAGTAACTCAATAGTAGTTATTGCAGAAATTAAACTACTGACCATCCCAAGTTGCAATCCGTCTGTATGGTCAATCTGTTTAGTAGCTTCATTAGCTTTAGCAGCGATAGCTTGCATATCTTCAGCTGTTAAAGATTCTCGAAATTCTTTAAAGGATTTCATAAAATCACCTCCTTTCTAGTTTTATTATAGCAGAAAGCGAGGAGAGAAAAAGAAAAATAAGGAGGTAGGAACGTGCAAGGAGAACGTTTAAGAAAATGGCGCGAGAAAGAGAAAATGTCTCAAGAGGAACTCGCAGAGAAGTCAAATGTTTCTCGAACAACAATACACTTGATTGAATCAGGTCAGTCGTCAACAGTGAAAATTCGAACACTTCAAAAATTAGCAGTAGTTTTTAATAAGCAGGTGAAAGATTTTTTTTAAAGCAAACGTTTAACAAGTTAAACAAAAAAATAAGAAAGGAACGACCTTAGTGATGTTTATCGAAATTGAAAATTTATCAGATTTTATAGAATCCGCTAAAGAGGTCATAAAGAAAGCCGAAGAACTAGAAGCTGCTGTTCAACGGCTAAATGAAATGGAACTGGAATTAAAAACCAAGGCGACTGATAAGTAAAGCTTTTTGAGCTTCGGTCAGCATCTCTTTCCAGCTGGAGAATTTGGTTTGATTTGAAACGAATGTGTCTAAGGTTGTTTCATCTGCTTTTTCAAGTTCTTCTGCGGTAGAAATGTTTTCAGGACTTGATTTCAAGAAATCTTCTATGCTGGTGAAATTCGAATTTTCGCGCATAAATTTTTCAGAAAATATTTCATCAAAAGAATATTTGTGAGTTCCTGAAACTGACTGAGCGTTTTTAGATAACTGTTTGAGTTTTTTCTCAAACCCATCCATTCCTTTTATCTTAAAAGACATAGGATTCACCTCCTTTCTGCTTATATTATAGCAGAAATGGAGATTAGAAATAGAAAGGAGGACGGATGAAAGAAAATAAAGAACATCTTCATGAACGCATAAAGCATTTTCAGTCATTGGTTGATTATATGTCTGAGCATGAGAAAAAGTATTATTTAGAAAAAGATTGGTTCGATAACCCAACCCTAATTTCTATAGAGGACGCAAAAAAAGAAGTAGAACTAGCCAAGAAGAAGATGGAAACATGTAAAGTTGAACAGGAACTTAATCGTTTTCTACATGTTCCTTTGAAATTAAAAATTTTACGAGAATGTTTGTTGTATTTATTCTTCAAAATGAACAGTGATACGCAAGACATAACAGTAGAAAAATCAACCGTTCATTCTAGCGATGGAACAAGCAAGATAGTTTATACGGTTACTGTATGCGACTAAATACAAAAAAAGCACCTAACGAAGTTAGGCGCTTACCAAAAAATTCACTTAAATTATAACACGAAAGGAGCAAAAATGGAAGCAGTTGAAATTGTAAGAATTAAAGATGTGATCATCGAGAAGGTTTCGGCTAATGATGAAGAATTAGAACACATCTTCGGATGCTCAAAACGGCAAGCGGGAGACATGAGACGCGAGATGAAGAAGCTACCTAGCCAACAGAAGCATCTTAGGAATGATGGTCAGCTTGTCACAATCAAAGGTTTTGACGAATATCTGCAATATCGTGGGACTCAAGCTTGGAAAAAAGAAATGGTGAAAAGCAAGAAAATGAGGTCAGTCGGATGAACTTTTTAACAAAAATAAAAAACTGGTTGGAAAAAGAAATAAATACTGACTGGAGAATCGTAGCTTTGGATTTAAACAGAGCGTTGATTGACCTTCAAGAAAAATACCAACAAGCGAATCAACGTATAGCTGATCTTGAAAATATTGTGGCGATTTATGAAGAAAAGGAGAAAGCGAGATGATGGAATACATTTACCTGGTAACAATCGTAGGAATTACTCTGTGGTCACTAGTAAATAAACTAGATGATCACGCTGAAATGAAGCAGAAAGAACGTCAGCTGATGGCAAGTAATGTCGCACGCATGAATCTGAGAAACTCAGACAAGCAATTTACTTATGATGTAGAGCCGCCTGTGGGACTTGCGAAAGGTGTAGAAGAAGGAGCTTAAAATGGTCCGAAATAAATTGACAGATTTAACCAATACTTTGTTTGCCCAACTAGAAACATTGGACGACAGGGATCTTACAGCAGATGAATTAAAAGTGGAATTGCAGCGCTCGAAACAAATGGTTGCCATATCAGGACAAATCTTACAAGCAGGTCAATTGGCCTTGGATGCTGAGAAGTTCAAAGATAAGGTAGGTGAAGTCAATGCCCCGATCGCTTTGCTGGAAGGATGAATATACCGAATATATGCATGAGATTTGCCCTGGTCGATTAACTCCTGAAGTAACCAAATTACTGAATGAGAAATTTGGTACGAATTACAACAAGAGTCAAATCGGTGGGGTACGCAAACGTCTTGGATTACCGGTTGGGAAAATCTATCAAGGTAAATTGTTGACAAAAGAACAACATGATTATCTTGTATCAATCCAAAAAAATAAGACTTCTCGCGATGTCGCGAATGAAATGAATCAAAAATTTGGATTATCACTAACTGAGAAACAGATTAAGAGTTATCGAAGAAATAATAATCTGAATAGTGGCTTGACAGGAAGATTCGAGAAAGGTCGAGTTCCTTACAATAAAGGGAAAAAACTACCCAATATGCCCAGAAATAGCGGGCAGTTCAAAAAAGGAAACAAGCCTCCTAATTATGTACCAGTCGGTACAATCAACTACACAACCGATGGCTACCCGAAAGAAAAAATCGGAGAACCTAATAAATGGGTGTTGAAACACCGCAAGGTCTGGGAGGAACATCATGGCCCGATACCAAAAGGGTATTCTGTTTGCTTCCTAGACAGAGATAAGACCAATTATGATATCTCTAACCTTATTCTTTTATCGAATGAAGAACTTGCTCGAATGAATCAGAATAATTACTTTAGTTCAGATCCGGAATTGACTAAGTTAGGAGCAGGCATCACAAAATTAAGTAGAAAAATAAAACAACAGGAGTAACAAATGGTAACGATCAACAAATTAGAAATTGAAAACGTTAAGCGGGTTAAAGCGGTCAAATTAGAGCCGTCAGCGACTGGTTTGACGATTGTTGGCGGAAATAACAATCAAGGGAAAACAAGCGTATTAGACGCGATAGCTTGGGCGTTAGGGGGCAACAAGTATAAACCGAGCCAAGCGCAACGTGAAGGCAGCACAATCCCACCAAATTTAAAAATCACGCTATCAAACGGCCTGATTGTAGAGCGTAGCGGGAAGAACAGCACTCTCAAGGTCATTGATCCAAGTGGTAACAAGGCTGGACAAAACTTGCTTGATAGCTTCGTGGAAGAGCTGGCTATCAATTTGCCAAAATTCATGGAGCAGACTAGCAAAGAAAAAGCGAAGACATTACTACAAATCATCGGAGTTGGTCCACAGTTGGCTGAACTTGAAATGCAAGAGAAATCCAAGTATGACGAGCGCCACGCAATCGGTGTGATTGCTGACCAGAAAGAAAAGTTTGCGAAAGAACAACCGTACTACCCAGATGCACCGAAAGAGCTGGTCTCTATCTCTGAACTTATCCAACAACAGCAAGCCATCCTTGCTAAGAATGGCGAGAATGCCCGTAAGCGCCAGAATTTAGTAGCTATCCGAAATCAACACGACTCAGCAACTGCAGAAGTTGAACGACTGGAGCAATTGTTGGCTGACGCGAGAACAAAAGAAGAACAATTGGCTCAAGACTTAGCTATCGCAAATACCGACGCTATGGATCTTATCGATGAATCTACTGAAGAAATCGAACGTAACATCGCAGAGATCGATGAAATCAATCGTAAAGTACGTGCTAATCTGGACAAGGATAAAGCCGAAGAAGATGCTAAGGGGTATCGCGAGCAATACAAGGAGCTTGATAATGTGATTGATGATATCCGTAAGCAGAAGACAAACTTACTCACAAATGCAGACTTGCCGTTGCCTGGTTTGTTCGTGGATGATGGCGAATTACTCTATCTTGGTCAGCGCTGGGATAACATGTCTGGTAGTCAGCAATTACAAGTAGCAACTGCTATCGTGCGTAAATTGAAGCCGGAATGTGGTTTCGTGCTAATCGATAAGTTAGAGCAAATGGATCAGTTGACTCTTCAAGAATTTGGCGCGTGGCTTGAGCAAGAAGGCTTGCAAGCAATCGCGACACGGGTATCAACAGGAGACGAATGTAGCATTCTGATTGAAGACGGTTATAGTGTGAAGCCAGATGTGGCACAAACCCCAAAAACATGGCAAGGTGGATTTTAAAAAATAAAGGAGAACAATCATGAAACAGCAAAAAACTTTTATCGTATTACGTAACAAAAAAACAGGATATTTTTTATCAGATTATAAAAATCGGACAGGTCGTCTAGCTTATGAAGCAAGCTGGGTAGAATGTGTAAACGATGCTTTAATTATTCCAGAAGATTACTTGATTAAAGAAGAAAATAGATACAAAGGAATGGCTCGTATTTTTGAAGCCGAGTTGATTCGTGTAAAGGCTGAATTCTTAATTGGAACATTAGACGGAAAAGAACCTAACGAACCGCTTCAGAATGTCGATGATATCAATAAAGAAAAGTTTTTTACGCTCGCTGGTTGAAGGAATTTTTGGAGGTGAATAATGCAAATCACTAGAGGAAAACGAGCACGAGCTCAAAAAGTTGTTATTTATGGTCCTGAAGGAATCGGCAAGTCCACGTTTGCTGCTGAATTTCCAAATGCTGTCTTCATCGATACAGAAGGTTCGACAGACAACATGGATGTGGCACGACTCGACAAACCGACCAGCTGGACCATGCTCATCAATGAGATTGCTTTTATCAAAGCAAATCCGACTGAGTGTGGAACGCTCGTTATCGACACGATCGATTGGGCAGAAGCTTTGGCAGTTAATTACATCTGTTCGCAACATGGTAAGCAAGGGATCGAAGATTTCGGTTGGGGCAAAGGTTACACTTATGTCCAAGAAGAAATGGGGCGTTTCTTGAATAGCTTGTCTGATTTGGTTGATATGGGTATCAACGTGGTATTGACTGCGCACGCTCAAATTAAGAAATTTGAGCAACCAGACGAGATGGGTTCGTACGATCGATATGAATTAAAGCTTGGTCAAAAGACAGGGTCTAAGACCGCGCCCCTTGTAAAAGAATGGGCAGACATGGTTCTATTTGCCAATTACAAGACCTTGGTCATGACGACTGATAACGGCAAAAAGAAAGCCCAGGGCGGTGAACGTGTGATGTATACCAATCATCGACCGGCTTGGGATGCCAAAAATCGTCACGGATTACCAGATGAAATGCCGTTCAACTATGATGGAATCGCTCATATCTTCGCGAATCAGCAAGTGCATACACAACAGCCACAACCGCAGACAGTCGCTCCAGAACCTCAGCAAATGGTACAGCAAACCCCTGAACCAGTCCAAGAGGAGTTGCCTCTCGATATGTCGCAGGTGGCTGAAAAGCCTCAAAATGAAGCTCCTAGCACACCGCAGACACCACTTGAGCAATATCATGCAAACTTGCCAAAGAGTTTGACGGACCTCATGACGCAAGGCAACGTGACGGAAGAAGAGCTCCAAAAAGTAGCTTACATCCGTGGGCACTTCCCGTTAGGAACGCCAATCGAAAACTTCCCTAATGATTATTGGGATATGATTGTGGCACATTGGCAGGCTACTATGGAAGTTATTCAAAATCAAGTACGAGCAGACCCTGAACTGCCCTTCACGATGTAGATTCTGGGAATTAGAAATCATAGCAAAATATAATAAGGAGTATCTATGAAAGATAAAACTATTAAAATTGATTTGTCAAAAATCGCAAATACAGCCCTACAAGAAAAGGTTGACAAAGAACTTGAAAAAGTCCTTGAGAATATTCTGGATCTCAATACAGAAGCTAAAGCGACTCGCAAGGTTACTATCATACTAACGATGTCAACAGACGATGAACGTACAGTCGTTAAGACAGGCATGGAAGTCAAATCTACTTTAGCACCGCAGAAAGGTGTTGCAACAACTGTTATTGTCGGTCGTGATGACACTGGTAAAATTCACGCAAATGAGCTCAAAAGTGGCATCCCTGGTCAGACATACTTTGATGACAACGGAGACATGCGGACCGATACTGGCGATCTCATCGAAAAAGTGGAACAACAGGAAAAATCTAAAATCATTGATTACAATCAAAAGAAAGCAGGTAACTAACCATGACAGAAAATATTAAAGATGCATTATCATACGCAGTCGAATTAGCAGGTAAAGAAAACAAAATCATTCGTTCAGAAACTGGGAAGGAATATTTTGACAGCGATGAATATGACTTACAGGAACTTAACCCTCGTAAGTACGCACCTATCCTTGAGCTTCAGACACTCAAAAGTCTAGTTGACTATCTCAAATCAGATAACGATCTCATCAGTGATCGTAAACTTGTAGTTGTCGTGGACAGTTACCAAAAAGTATCTGTATATGATCAAGTTGATTTTGAAAATGGTAAACGTCCTCAGCTCGTATCTGTAAAAGCAACTGTTCCAATTATTCCGTTCAGTAATTGGCGCGACCAGGAAGAATTCAATATTATGCTGCAGTCTATGTTCATCAATGATGCAGATCGCAATTTGGTTTTGGATTTTGCTAGCCATTTAAAAATCGAAAAAGGCGCAGAAGTACAGGATAATGGCATCAGTCAAATGGCGACAGTTCGCGATGGTGTAGCAAGCTTAGCACAAGCTAAGACTCCAAATCCAGTAACTTTGCGACCGTATCGTACCTTCAACGAAGTAGAACAGCCTGCTAGTCAATTCGTCTTCCGAATCAACAAGTTGGCGAATCTGGCACTTTTCGAAGCAGATGGTGGTAAATGGAAATTAGAAGCCGTCGAAAACATCGCAAATTATTTAAAAAATGAACTTGCTATCAACAAAAAAATTACTATTTTAGCTTAAAGGAGAAAACAACATGACACAACAATACAATAATTTTGAGCGTGAATTCGGATGGGAAGATGAAATCGTCCAAGATTCTTCATATGTACTTTTAGAACCCGGAGAATACTGGTTTACGGTAACTAAAATTGAACGTCAGCGACATATACCGAATCCGAATTCGAGAAGTAAAAATCCACTCCCTCCATGTAACAAAGCGGTTGTAACTTTGAGTATTTTGAATATGGAAGGAGATAAAAAGGAAATAACTTATAATTTATTCCTTCATTCTCGCACAGAAGGTATGTTATCTGCATTCTTTGGTGCAATTGGTTTAAAAAAACATGGAGAGCCTTTAAAAATGGACTGGAATGCAGCATTGAATTCTGTAGGGGTATGTAATGTAAAAAAAGCTATTTCTACCAATGGGAATGAATACAACGATATAGGCTTTATGGTATATGCAGATGAAGTTGATGTAACAAAACAACTAAATACTCGTCCTAATCTGCTTAACCAAAATAGTTATCCTCAAAATGGAAGTAACCAAAACTATCAGCAACCAGCCTACCAGCAACCACAGCAACCGAATTTTGCGCAACAACCACAACAGCCACAAGCTGGATACCAAGCTGGGCAGTTCTAGGAGGTAATGGATGCAATTAAGACCTTATCAACAGGAAGCACGGGAAGCTGTTCAAGCTGAATGGGCTAAAGGTCGCAAGCGCACGCTCTTAGTATTGCCTACAGGATGTGGAAAGACAATCGTCTTTTCCAAAATCATTGAAGACCAAGTGAAAGAGGGCAAGCGTGTGCTTGTCCTTGCTCATAGGTCTGAATTGTTAGAGCAGGCTAGCGATAAGCTCAAGACTGCGACAGGTCTCGGCACGGCTTTAGAGAAAGCAGAGAATACCTCTATCGGCTCTTGGTATCGGGTTGTAGTAGGATCGGTTCAGACTATGCAGAGAGAGAAGCGACTTAGTCAATTTCCTCCTGACTGGTTCGATACGATTGTCGTTGATGAAGCCCATCACGCTATTTCAGATGGTTATCAGCGCGTCCTTGGTTATTTTGAACAATCGAATGTACTGGGAGTGACTGCCACACCAGATCGTGGAGATATGAAGAACCTTGGCTCTTACTTCGATAGCTTGGCTTATGAGTATTCGCTAGTTCAAGCTATTCAAGAAGGATATCTATCTAAAATCAAGGCTCTAACAATTCCGCTTAGCTTGGATTTGACAAATGTCAGCATGTCAGCGGGCGATTTCAAGGCGAGCGATGTCGGGACGGCATTAGATCCATACCTGGAGCAGATAGCGGATGAAATGGTCAAGCAATGTGCAGACCGCAAAACGGTCGTATTCTTGCCTTTGGTAAAGACCTCGCAGAAGTTTCGCGACATCCTAAACTCAAAAGGTTTTCGTGCTGCTGAAGTCAACGGAGAGTCCAAGGACCGTACAGAAGTTTTAGAAGACTTCGAGAAAGATCGGTACAACGTTCTTTGCAATTCGATGTTATTAACAGAAGGCTGGGACTGCCCGTCAGTAGACTGCGTGGTCGTGTTGAGACCTACTAAAGTACGTGCTTTGTATAGCCAGATGGTAGGGCGTGGGACTCGCTTGCACCCAGGTAAAGAAGAATTACTCTTACTTGACTTCCTCTGGCACACGGAACGCCACGAGCTATGCCGACCAGCACACTTGATCTGCGAGACTCCAGAAGTTGCTCAGAAAATGGTTGAGAATATGGAAGAGCAAACCGGAGTCATGCTTGACCTTGAAGATATGGAAGTGAAGGCAGCAGAAGACGTAGTCGCTCAACGCGAGGAAGCCTTAGCTAAACAATTAGAAGAAATGCGTAAGCGTAAACGCAAGTTAGTCGATCCATTGCAATTCGAAATGTCTATCCATGCTGAAGATTTATCGAACTATGTGCCCAACTTCGGATGGGAGATGGCACCACCTAGCGACAAACAAATCAAAGCGCTTGAAAAATATGGAATCTTTACTGACGAAGTAGGTAATGCTGGAAAAGCCAATCTCTTGTTGGATAGATTGCACAAACGACAATCAGAAGGCTTGACGACTCCAAAGCAAATCCGCTTCCTGGAAGGCCGTGGATTCAAAGATGTCGGTATGTGGCAATTTGACCACGCTAAAAATATGATTGATCGCATTGCGGCCAACGGTTGGAGATTGCCAGCAGGCGTGCGACCAGCTGAATATGTACCGGGGTGATGTATGAAATCTCTTTTACGATATCCAGGGAGTAAATGGAATCTTGCTGGCAGGATTGTAGAACTATTGCCGAAGCACAAAACTTACTTAGAACCCTACTTCGGTAGTGGTGCGATACTGTTTACCAAACAGCCAAGCGCTATTGAGACAGTCAACGATCTAAATGATGATGTAGTCAATCTTTTTCAGGTGATACAACAGGAACCTGAAGCGCTGGCCGAAAAAATCTTTCTGACTCCTTACAGTAGAAGGATTTATGACAATGCTTGGGAAGTTCGGTCAGAGAATGAGATTGATAAAGCTCTGAATTTTGTCATACGTTCTGTTATGAGCCACGGCTTTCGAAATATTGAAAAATCTGGTTGGAAAATGGATATTAACGGCAGAGAACGAGCTTACGCAGTCAAACATTGGAATGATTTACCAGAGTTGGTCCAAGAAATGACATTGCGATTAAAGCAGGTTCAGATTGAATGTCGGCCAGCCATTGAACTAATAGAGAAATACAGTCGGGAAGATGTCTGTATGTATGTAGATCCTCCCTATGTTCTCAGTACGAGGACGAGAAAACAATATTCGGTAGAAATGGATGATTGTGACCACGAAGAGTTGTTAGAGGTTTTGAATCAATCCAAGGCCAATATTCTTCTGAGCGGATATGATAGCGACTTGTATAATAAACGTTTGTCGAATTGGGAAAGGGTGGAGTTCTCGGCGACTGCAGAGAAAGGGCTACCGAGAACAGAAATTCTTTGGATGAACTATCAACCAAAGAAGCAATTATTATTATTTTAAAGGAGAAAACAGTGGCAGAGAATGATTTTAACTTATTGCCGTTGCTGGATTACATCAATCCTGCCACGGTAGACTACCAGACTTGGGTGAATGTGGGTATGGCCCTTAAACACGAAGGATACACGGCGTCTGACTGGGATAACTGGTCGCAAAATGATAGTCGGTATAAGAAATTTGAATGCTTCAAGAAATGGGATACCTTCAACGAAGAAGCAGGAACGATTGTAACAGGTGCTACTATTACCCAGCTGGCAAAAGAAAATGGCTGGGTGTCGCAGTCTAGTTACGATAGTGAGAATGCTCATGAGCTAGGTTGGACAGATACAATTGACCGTGACTATCGCGTCATCGACAAGGACTGGATTGAAGGAAAGGAAATCCACGAGCCGACAATTTGGAATCCAGTTCAAGAAATTATCAAATACCTTGAAACGCTCTTTGAAGCAAGCGAAAATGTTGGGTACGTTACTGAATGTTATCCAAAGACTGACGACGAAACAGGTGAGATTGTCAAATGGCTGCCAACTAAGGGGGCTTACGACCGTACTGCTGGACAATTGATTGAAGCTCTTAGCAAATGTAATGGAGATATCGGTGCAGTGCTGGGTGACTACCACGAAGAAGCTGGCGCATGGGTTCGCTTCAATCCAATGGATGGAAAAGGCGCAAAAAATGAAAACGTAACAGATTTCAGATATGCCCTGGTCGAATCCGACAGCATGCCAATCGATAAACAAAACGCTATCTACAAAGAACTTGAATTGCCAATTGTTGCTCTGGTTCATAGTGGGAATAAATCGCTACATGCTATCGTTAAGGTAGATGCTAAGAATTACGAAGAGTATCGAAACCGTGTTGACTATCTTTATAAGATTTGTCAAAAAAACGGAATCATCGTCGACACGCAGAACCGAAACCCAAGTAGGCTATCTCGAATGCCAGGTTTTATCCGAAATGGCCAGAAGCAATTCTTGGTAGACACAAATATCGGCAAAACCGACTGGGATGAATGGTACCAATACATCGAAGACTTGAACGATGACCTGCCGGATCCCGAAGGATTGGCCGACAGCTGGGATAACTTGCCAGAATTGGCGCCTGAATTGATTAAGGGCGTCCTTCGTCAAGGCCACAAGATGCTGATTGCTGGACCGTCAAAAGCTGGCAAGTCATTCGTTTTGATTGAGATGTCGATTGCGATTGCTGAAGGCAAGAAGTGGCTTGGTTGGGATTGTACCCAAGGACGAGTATTGTATGTCAATCTGGAGCTAGACCGACCGTCTGCCTTACATCGTTTCCGTTATGTCTACCAAGCTATGGGATTGCTACCTAAAAATATCCAAAATATCGATATCTGGAATCTTCGTGGGAAGACCGTACCGATGGATAAGTTAGCACCTAAGCTCATTCGCCGAGCTTTGAAAAAGAATTATATCGCAATCATCATTGATCCGATTTACAAGGTGCTTACTGGTGACGAGAATAGCGCAGACCAAATGGCACATTTTACCAATCAATTCGACAAAGTGGCCACAGAGTTAGGCTCTAGCGTTATCTATTGTCACCACCACTCGAAAGGCTCACAAGGTGGCAAGAAGTCTATGGACCGCGCCAGTGGTTCCGGTGTATTCGCTCGGGATCCTGACGCGCTTATCGACTTAGTAGAGTTGGAAGTGTCAGAAGAATTGCTTACTCAAAGGCTGAATCAAGCAGCGTGCGAAGTGTACAAACAAGCCTTGCAAGAGCGAAACAATGCCTATTACCAACAAAATGTAGGCTTAGACGATCTATTGAGTCCTGCGCAGATGCGGACACACTTTGAAAAAGGTATCGACGATGTAATGGCTCGGGCGCCTTATGTAGATAAGCTCGAAGAAGTACGCAAGCAAATCCAAATAGCTACTGCATGGCGTGTCGAAGGTACGCTTCGAGAGTTTGCTAAGTTCAAGCCGGTGAATATGTGGTTCAGTTATCCAGTACATGCGCTTGATGAATCTGGAGTGCTGGCAGATATACAATTGGAAGATGATAAACCAGGGTGGATGAAAGCTAAAGAAACTCGCAAAAAGAACGCGAAGGAAGATAAAAAACAAAAACTCATAGAGTTTGATGAAGCTATCGAAAATGCAAATTTTGGCGAGCCACCCTCGAAAGAAGACGTAGCTGAGTATTTAGGAATTTCTGTAAAAACAGTTACTCGCAGATTGAATTCGTCTAAAAAATATTGGTTCGACAAGAACTCAAATTCAATAAAAGAAAAAGGACAAGACCATAAAAACGTGGTCGTGTCCGAATAAGACAACACCATAAAATTATGGTCGTGTCCGAATAAGACAACACCATAAAATTATGGTCGTGTCCGAATAAGACAACACCATAAAATTATGGTCGTGTCCGGGACAGCCACCTATATATTATATATATAGATAATGTCCTGTCGTCCATCATGTCCATACCTGTATAGACAGGGTTGCTTAAAACGCACCCTGTCATATACAAGGATCATGGACTAAGCGCGAAATTTAAAAAAGAAAGGAAGTGCATTTTTAAAAATGTTAATTGAATTCTTTTTACCGATGCAAAAAATTCCAACAACAACTCACCAACAAAAAAAGGTAAATGTCCAATTTGGAAAACCAATCTTTTACGAGCCGACTGATTTAAAAAATGCCAGGATGAAATTCGAGAGCTTGCTCGCGCAGCATGTTCCTCCAAATAAAATCAAAGGAGCGATTCGTCTGACGGTCAAGTGGTGCTTCCCTCGTATCAAAAAAAGCTATGACGGCCAGTACAAGACCACAAAGCCAGATACGGACAATTTGCAGAAGTTGCTCAAGGATTGCATGACAAAACTTGGCTACTGGCAAGATGATGCCCAAGTGGCCAGCGAAATAGCAGAAAAGTTCTGGGCAGATACTGTCGGAATCTATATCAAGATTGAGGAATTGCCATGAAAATCAATTATATTGATTTCTTTAGCAGAGTTATTCCGGAATGGATGGCGCGCAGTAATCAGAAGAGCCAAGAGGTCGGTTTTGGCTCAGATGCTTACTGGCTATGGGCAGTGTCGTCAATCGGAGAAATTTGTAAACAATACAATGATGATGAGTTGGTGACGGAGCAGTTCAGTCTGCTCTTTAACTGGCTAGAAAAACAAGCAGGTTAAACTATGAAATATAGTAAACAGACGTTACTCGAAGGATACAAGCAATCAATCAGGAAAAACGAAGAGAAGATAATCGAGTATTCGAAGCCGTGCGATGCACGCAAGAGACGGATTAGAGCGCTTGAGCGCGATTTGTTGAGAAAGAAGAATGAAGAACTGAGACAGAAAGTGAAGGAGTTGGAAGATGAAAGTACAACGATTGATTGAGAAGTATAAAAGACTTGAAGGAGTATGGAATGCCGAAGGAGCAGAACTAGCTCGCCAAATTTTTCTACAAGACTTGGAACAACTAGACGAACCGCAACCAGTCAAAGTTCCGCCGTTTGTGGCGGATTGGTATGAAGAGAATAAGGATGATTTTGAAGGGAATTTGCTTCGATGTGTCCATAATATTACATCAATTTTTGACGGTGCTAAACTTAATGAGTTTGAAAAGTGGTTTCTAATTGTTGGCACAAAATCATTTCAGACTCTCGTCAACATGCACCAGTTTGGCTACGAGGTCGAGAAAGAGAAGCGGTATCGGATTTCCATGCCAAAAGCGAGAAATTACAAGAACCACGCTCAGATATTGTGTGAGAAAGATGGCAAAATGTTTTGGTGCGGTGAGTGGCATTCGTTTAGAGCTGAATTTACCAGTAAAGAACTAGAAGAAGCTGGTTTTGGCTGGGTATTCGATTGTCCGGGAATTGAGATTGAGGAGGTGGACGATTGACGATCAATATCAAACAACGACTAAAGGCCTTACAGTACATCGATATCAAAGCGAAGTCAAAGCACCAGGAAATTATCAGCCTGAAATCGAGCATCTTGCGAGGACAGCAGTTTAATAATATGCCAAAGTCAGAAAGCTCGTCTAATCGCTCCGAAGAATTGAACGTGCTGATTATTGATAAGTCAGAACAACTGTATCAGGAAATCCAAGAACTCTATCAAGAACGAGACGAGCTTGTGCAAGTGATTGAGTCATTGGACGACCCTGTAGAAAATATTATCATGCGTTTGTTGTACATTGATGGATTGTCGTGGAATCAAATTCAAGCTCAGCTACGTTGTGGGCGCGGAACGATTCATCGGGCTAGAGAGAGCGCTTTGAAAAAGATTTCTAAAAAATGGAACTAATGGAACTCTTTGGAATTTTAAAAGTGATATTATGGTATTGTCAGCAAGTACGATAAAACGGATTGATGACTCCTGTAATTTTTAAGGGCCTTGTGCCCTTTCTGGCGGCGATGGGCAAGTGGTTTTATCTCCTTTAATTTATAAACTTTTTTATTCGGTTCGACTCCGAACGCTGCCGTTAATATTGTATTTTATAACGAGGTATTTAAAATGAAGCAAGCAATGTTTAATAAATTGGAAGATGCAAAACAATTTGCGAAAACTGTAAAAGAATTGTTGTGTATCAAAGAACCTGTAATGATTAAGAATAAACTCACGTATGTTGTTGTTTATAAATAATCTAACGTAATTAACAAGCAAGGTAGTAGTCGCCTTGCATTTAAGAGTAAAAAGAGGCTTTTAGTGTAGCGGTAACACAACAGACTCCAAATCTGTTATCGTGGGTTCGATTCCTACAAAGCCTGTGAGAGGTCTTCATTAAGTCACACAAGCGTGTGGCTTTTTGTTATGTAGAAAATGGAGGTGATGGAAAATCGCTAAATTAACTTTAAAACAACAGAGATTCGCTGACGAGTACATCATCAGCGGAAATGCGACAGATGCAGCTATTAAGGCAGGGTATAGTTCTAAATATGCTAATACAAACGCATCTAAGTTACTACAAAATACTACAATCAAATCTTATATTGACGAAAGACTGACTCAACTTGCGTCTGAGAAGATTGCAACGCAGGAAGAGGTGCTCACTTACCTAACTTCAGTCATGCGAGGAGAAACGCAAGAACAAACCTTGATTAGTATTGGAGAATTAGGCCAGACGATTACAGATATCGATGTCGGAGCGAAGGATAGAATCAAGGCAGCTGAACTATTAGGGAAACGTCATAGGCTTTGGACAGACAAGGTAGAGGCTGATATTTCTGGAACGGTGGTGTTTGCGAATGAGTCAAACATACCAGATTAAACAGAACGATATTGTTGTTGACTTGCCTAAGATAGTGGGTAGTGGATACGGCCAGTTCTGGCGCTCGAGAAATCTCTATCGAGTAGTAAAAGGATCTCGTGGTTCGAAGAAGTCAAAGACTACGGCTCTTAACTTCATCACACGTATTTTGAAATATCCCTGGGCGAACTTACTTGTAGTACGCAGATACTCTAACACAAACAAGCAATCAACCTATACAGATTTTAAGTGGGCTGCTAATCAGTTAAAGGTTGCTCATAAATTCAAATTCAATGAATCCTTACCTGAGATAACTGTCAAAGAGACAGGGCAGAAGATTTTATTTCGTGGTTTGGACGATGAGTTAAAAATCACATCTATCACGGTTGATGTAGGCATCTTGTGCTGGGCATGGTTTGAAGAAGCGTATCAAATAGAGACTGAAGATAAGTTCAGTACTGTTGTTGAGTCAATCCGTGGTAGTTTAGACGTGCCTGATTTCTTTAAACAAATTACAGTCACGTTTAACCCGTGGAACGAGAGACACTGGCTTAAACGTGTCTTTTTTGATGAAGAGACTAAACGTGCTGACACGCTCTCGATGACGACTACCTATCGATGCAATGAGTGGTTGGATGAAGTCGATATCAAACGTTATGAGGATTTATATCACACGAACCCTAGACGGGCTAGAATCGTCTGTGATGGTGAGTGGGGCGTGGCTGAAGGTCTAATTTACAACAACGTGACTGTCAAGGACTTTGACAAAGATGAGTTGTTGCAAAATCCTGCTAACAAGTTATGTATCGGTCTTGACTTTGGTTTCACTCACGATCCAACTGCTTTGTGTTGCTCGTTGATAAATGACACAACAAAAGAGATACACATCTTTGACGAAGCATACAGAGTCGGATTGATAACTAAAGAAGTCGCTAAGATGATAAAGGATAAAGGGTATCATCGCTCGACAATCATCGCAGATAGTGCAGAGTCTCGTCTAATCGAAGAGCTCAGGTCAGAGCATGGCATATCTCGAATTAAAGAAAGTAGGAAAGGAAAGGATAGTATCATGGCAGGCGTGTCCAAATTACAAGGATACGCTATTTATGTGCATCCGAATTGTAAGCATATCATGGATGAATTTTATAGTTACTGTTATCAACGCGATAAAGAAGGTAATTGGTTGAATAAACCAGAAGATAAGAATAACCACTTGATGGACGCACTACGATATAGCCTTCAATGTATCGAAGGGGTTAAAGCTACTGTACGTAGACGTTCAGACTTTGGTTTATAGAAAGGGATTAAATGTATCAGATTTTAACTTATCCGAGAGAGGGATATGACGAAACAGCTTTGAATAAGGAATTGATTTATAAGCTGATCCAGAAGCACGCACAAGAACGCCAGCGCTTGAAGAAACTTAAAAGCTACTACATGGGTGAACATGCTATTTTGAAGCATGAGCGACGAAATAAGAACGCTCCAAACTTTAAAACAGTAGCCAATCATGCTAAGGACATTGCAGACACGGCCACAGGTTACTTTATGGGCAATGCTATTAAATATAACAACACTGCGGAAGGTGACCTTGACCCCTTGCTTGTAGCTTTTGACGGTGCTGAAATAGACCAGGTGGATGCGCAGAATGCATTGAACATGTCTATCTACGGACGTGCTTACGAGTACATTTATGCGAAGGAGGGATTGACTGAGCTTGATTCTACTAGCGTAGATCCTGAGAATGTATTTCTTGTATACGATGACAGTATTGAACGCAAGGCTTTGTTTGCAGTCTACTACTACGAAATTAAAGATGACACGAAAAATGCTACTAAGTATCAAGCAGAGGTCTTTACTCAAAATCTGCATTACCACATTGTGCTGCGTGATTCAAGCACAGGGACAACACAAAACGAGCAAGTAGAACCTCACAATCTTGGCCAGGTTCCAATCATTGAATACCGAAACAATCATTTTGCGATTGGTGATTATGAACAACAGATTAGTTTAATCGATGCTTACAACTCACTGATGGGCAATCGTGTAAATGACAAAGAACAAGCAGTTGAGTCTATTCTCGTATTGTACGGAGCACAGTTGGCTGACAATTTGGAAGATGCTAGAGAGGCAATGAATATCCTTGCTGAAGAAGGTCTTTTGGAGTTGCCAACAGATGCCAAGGCTGACTTCTTAAAGAACGCTCTGGACGAAAACGCGACTGAAATTTTGCGAAAGGCCTTGAAAGAAGACATCTACACATTCAGCCATGTGCCGAATCTGACAGATGAGAATTTTGCAGGCAATAGCTCAGGCGTAGCCATGGAATTCAAGCTGCTAGGCCTTGAGATGATTACTAAGACAAAAGAAGCGAATTACAAGCGAGGATTGCGTCAGCGTATTGCTATCTTTGCGCATTATTTGGGCATGCAGCAGATTGCGCTTGAAGCTCATTCGATTGTGCCACAGTTTAGTCGTGGACTTCCTAAGAACTTGCTTGAATTGTCACAGATTATCAATAATCTTGAAGGCAAGGTCTCACTTCGTCAGCTCATTTCGCTCTTGCCATTCGTTGAAGATCCTGATGCTGAACTGGAAGCTTTGGAAGAGGAGAAAGAGAATAATATGGAACGTGTGTCATTCTTTAACCAGGCTAACACGAAGCCAGACGATGAGGTAGCAGATGAAGAACAAGGACTACTGGACCAAGAGGAAGGCTAATCTCATCTATGAACAGATGGACAAGGCTGAAAAGCAAGCAGACAAGTTTGACGAGATTTACAAGCAATCTAAAGCCTATTTAGACAAGCAAATCAACAAGGTCTTTGACAAATTCCAACGTGATTATGGTTTGAGTGAGCGTGATGCTCGTCATGTCTTGAAGAACATGAAGGACCAGAAAGACCTAAACGAACTTCGTAAGGTTCTTGAAGCAAGGCCAGACGACCCGAATATTCAACGATTACTTGCTGATTTGGACAGTCCAGCTTATGCTTATCGCATGAAGCGACTTGAACGGTTAAGCGCTGACTTGGATTCGATGCGTGAGTCTATCTATCATTCTGAGAAATCAAGCTCAGATGTCTTTTACAACGACTTGATGAAGGATAGCTACTACAAGGCTACTTTTGACTTGCAACAGCAAACAGGACTTGCTTATAGCTTCTCTAACTTACCTGAAACAGAAATCAAACGTCTACAAGGTCTAAAATGGACAGGAGAGGCCTATTCAGATAGGATATGGGAAAATACAGGGGCGCTCGCTTCAAGCGTGAAAGACGAGCTTTTGGTAAGTCTTATGACTGGCCGAAGTGTTAAAAATACATCTCAAGCAATCGCAGAACGGTTCGAAGTAGGTCAAAATAATGCAAGGCGCTTGGTACGGACAGAATCAGCGTTCTTTCATAACCAGATGGAACTGCTCAGCTACGAAGATGCTGAGATTACAAAGTATCGCTTCATAGCGGTCTTAGACAAGCGCACGTCTCACATTTGCCAGGAGCACGACAACAAGGTCTACGATACGGACAAGGCTGTTCCTGGTGTGAACTATCCACCTTTACATCCATGGTGCAGGTCTACGACTATCGCCCATGATGACGATATCGATTACAGTAAACTAGAGCGTAGGGCTAGAAATCCAGAAACAGGCAAAGTTGAGTACGTATCTGCTGATATGAGTTATAAAGACTGGTATTCTAGGTACGTTGCTAAAGACGGGGAAAAGGTGTATAATCAGGATATGAGTTCAATTGATTTAATGGCAAAACAGCGTTCTTTCGTTGTCGGGGACGATATTCGAGTGAATGCAAAGGAATTTATCGGAACAGAGTTTGATTTTTGGACTCAGGATCGTACTAAGAAAATTAGAGATGCTGTAGCAAATGTCCAAGGAGTTTTCCGCCAATTGCCTGATTATTCAAAACCAACTGTTGTGTTTTTAAAAAAATCAAAGCTGCCTGGTCTAGCTGGATATGACTATAAGCAGGATATTTTGTTTATAAGTGATGCTCTTAGTTCAGAAAAAGAATTCAAAGATATTTTATCAGACGGATTCTTTGCTGCAAAAGACATTAAAGATGCAATAGTTCATGAGTTGACGCATAAACAACACTGGGTTTCTGCAAAAGCGTTTTACAAAGCAAATAAAAAGCGCTATAATAGTATTGAACAAGCAATGATGGAATTAAATTCAGGTCTAATTGCATATGTCAAACAACAGCAATCTCTTGACCGAAGCTATTTGAAAGATATTAGTTTGAATGCTTATAATGCGTTTTTGTATCATAATAATATCAATGAACTAGTAGCAGAAATCGGGGTAATAGGTGACAACGTAACTGATAAAGTGTTGTTGAAAAAAGTGAAGGAGGTATTGAAATGGAAGTAATGGCTGTACCAAGTAAAGAGTTGTTAATTTTTTATAATCAAATCGATGAATGGGTTGACCAAGTTTATCCAGACAAAGATATGCCTCGTGTATCTTTTAAGAAGAACACTCCTAAGTCTGTTTTAGATTTATTTGATGCTATTAAATTAAAAATCGGTTTTGATTATGCAGTATAACGTACCAAAGCACCTAGAGAAATCTAAGTGCTTTTCTTATTTTTAATTTTTTTCAAAAAACCTCTTGACTTTTTGTGGCACAAGTTGTAATATATTGTTGTGGCACAGAAAGTAGGTGATGAAATGAGTCCACGAACCGGAAGACCAAAAAGCGAAAAACCGTTGAATGTCGAAGTTAAAGCAAGAATCGACTCAGAGTTGAATAAACATTTGGAAGATTATTGCTTACAAAAAAAGACCACTCGTACAGAAGTGGTTAGAAAAGGCATAAAATTAGTTTTAGGTCTTGAAAAAAATAAATAACGCATAATCCTCCTCGCCAAAGTTGTGATTATACGTTATCGCACGAAAGAAACTCTTTCTGAAATCATTATATCAGAAAAGAGCTTCTTTGTCATACCGCAAAGGAGTTTTTATAATGGCAAAAATTGAATTAACAGAAGAACAATTGACTCATCTAGGCTACGAGCTTGCAGATATTCGAAGAACGGTTGAAATGGCAACAAATATGACAGAAACCTTGGCTTGGGTTCAACTTAAGGATGAGACAGCTTTTAAAGAGATGTCTAAAAAGTTTTTTGATACTTTTAATGAACAATTCGGTTTGCTTCATTCAACACTAGATGAAATTGCTTTTATTTTGATGAACTCAACAGATAAAGCAGAAATCTTAGGAAGTAAAATTTTTAACTAGGAGCATAAAAATGGAACTACAAATTTTTAAAAATGAACAATTCGGAGAAGTAAGAACAGTAGAAATTAAAGGCGAGCCATTCTTTAATTTGAATGATTGTTGTCAAATTCTGGATTTAAGCAATCCACGAAAAACACTAGAAAGACTCAATCCAAAGGGTGTAACTAGTAGTGACATCCTTACAAACGGAGGAGTCCAACAAGCCAACTTCATCAACGAAGCGAATTTCTATAAACTTGTTTTTCAATCTCGCAAACCAGAAGCAGAGAAATTTGCTGATTGGGTCACTAGCGAGGTTCTGCCCTCTATTCGTAAGCATGGCGCTTATATGACCGACCAAGTGGCCTATAATATCACGCACAACAAACAAGCCTTAGCAGACTTGCTCCTTATGGCTGGTAATCAACTAAAAGAAAAAGAAGCAGTTATTAAAAACTTGGAAGCTGAAAAAGCTGTACTTTCCGTTGAAAATACCATAATGAAGCCGAAAGCAGACTATTTCGATGAACTAGTAGATAGAAACTTACTGACCAGCTTCAGAGAAACAGCCAAACAATTAAAAATCAAAGAACGCAAGTTTATTGACTTCTTGATGGAGAAAAAATACATCTACCGAGATAAGAAAGGTAAGCTCCAACCAACAGCCAATAAAAATGATGGTTTATTTGAGGTCAAGGAAACAATCAACGAAAAAACACAATGGTCTGGAACACAGACACTCATTACACCTAAAGGCCGTGAAACCTTTAGACTACTATTTATTTAATTAAGCCCTAACCGCATCGAAATCGAGGCGGTTTTTATATTGTCCAAACTGTACCGATGACATTAAAAGCTGTACTGTTCCGTCGCCGGACGTAAAGCGAGATTATCGAGTGGCGACGTAATCGCTGGAGGACAATTATGTCAGAAGAAATCAATGCAACTGTATCTACTGAATCAACTGAGACTGTCGACACTCAAGGAAATGTTGATACAGTGCAGGAAGAAAAGCACGAACGAACTTTCACTCGTGCTGAAATCGGTAAGATGCTATCTGCCGAACGCTCTAAATGGGAAGCTGAGCAAGAAGCCAAGGAAAACGAAGCTAAGAAACTCGCCAAGATGAACGCTGATGAGAAACAGAAATATCAGTTGGATCAGCGTGAGCAAGAACTGGCTGACCGTGAAAAGGCTATTGCTCGCAAGGAATTGACCGCAGAAGCTAAAACAATGTTAAGCGAACGTGGCTTACCAGTTGAATTAGTATCCGTGGTTGATTTGTCAAACGCTGAAGCCGTGGCTGAATCAGTCGGAAGCATTCAGAAAACGTGGGAGGATGCAGTTCAAAAAGGTGTATCCGAACGCATGAAGGGTAGCGCACCTATTAAGACTGCGCCACAACAATCAACAGGGCTTTCAAAAGCTCAATTTTTCCAAATGAGTCATTCAGAGAAGGCTGCATTGAAGCAGTCAAACCCTGAATTGTATAACTCGTTTTTGAATTAATTAAAAAAGGGGAATTTAAAACATGACACAAACTAAAATTGCAAATCTCGTAAACCCTGAGGTAATGGGAGATATGATTGCAGCTAAACTACCAAAGAAATTGCAAGTAATTCCATTTGCAGCAATCGACCGTACGCTTGAAGGCGTGCCAGGAAACACAATCACAGTCCCATCTTACACATATATCGGTGATGCTGAAGATGTAAACGAAGGCGTTGAAGCTGGCGTTGTTGTTCTCGGGACATCTACTAAGACTGCTACAATTAAGAAGGCTATGAAAGCTGTTGAATTGACAGATGAAGCTGTTCTTTCTGGTTATGGTGATCCAGTTGGTAATGCTGAGAACCAGCTTGCACTTGCAGTTGCTTCTAAAATCGACAATGATGCCTTAGATGCTCTTTTGGGAACAAACACACGCAAACACGACTCTAAAACTAAAGCAATCAGCTATGATGTAATCGTTGACGCTATTGATTTGTTTGAAGAAGAAATCAACACAGAAAAAGTTATGTTTGTTAATCCTAAACAAGTAACTACTTTGCGCAAGGATCCTAACTTTATCTCAGCTGATAGATATCCAAACCAAGTCGTCATGACTGGTGAGATTGGTACAATCGCTAACACTCGCATCGTTCCAACTAAGAAAGTTAAACTTGATACAACTAGCGCATTTTACACTTGCCCTATCATCAAACTTACTCATGATGATGAAACTGAACAAGACACTGCAGCATTGACAGTCTATCTCAAACGCGATCCAAACGTTGAAGTAGACCGTAAGTCTTTGAAACGTACTACTGAAATCTCAATCGACGAATTCTACACAGTGGCCGTTTCAGACGATTCTAAGGTCGTACTTGCTGAAATCAAGAAATAAGGTCTGACCTATGAAAGTCAGAGTTAAACAAGCTTTTAATGATTGGCAGGAAAATGTGGTTCGACAAGAGAACGAAGTCTTTGAGATGACAGAAGAACGTTTTGACGAACTGTCGCATAATCTTGAGGAAGGGTTCTCGGTTGATATCGCAGATGTAGTTGAAATCATTGACGAAACCAAAATACAAGGAGACGAGACGACTCCTTATGATTAGGAGGTCTTATGGGACTTGAGAAATTAAAACAATTAACGGGTGAGAATGATAGCGCAGTCCTATTACCTCTACTTTTAAGAGCTGAAAATATCATTTTATCTGAGACGAATCGAGACAAGCTAACGCCGGCGCTTGATAGGTTACTACCTGAACTCGTAATCGAGCTCTACAATCGCTCAGGAAGTGAAGGAGAGCAATCTAGAAGCGAAGGTGGTATATCTGTTACCTACGGAGAAAACGGCCTGTCTATGGGCCTTTTACAGCGTATTCGGATGCATCGGTTAGCGAGGGTGGCAGGTCATGTTTTTGAAAAAGAGTAGACTGAAGCCTTATTCTCTGAAACGATTCAAGAAGACCGTGACAGATGAGGGAGTCACTAAGGAAGGATATTCAGATAAGCTTGAAGAAGTGCGACTTGAATTGTGGCCAGCGACAAGTAAGCTACAATCTGAGATTTACGGCGAGCGCTTGAATGATATCCTAAATGCGAATGCGAGTAAGGATGCAGATATCAACGTGAAAGACGGTGTCTGTATTGATATCAAGACGGAGGTCACACATCGGGTTATCTCAAAGAAGGTATATAGTCAGCATCAAGTATTGGAGTTAGAACGTGTCAGAGCTACTAGGGGCAGATAGGTTAATAGCTAAGTTCAGGAAGTTGTCAGATGTTTCACAACGAGATATTGTTTCGAAAGCTGTTCATCATGCAGCTAAAACCATTGTTCAAGCTGATGCGAAGAGACTAGCACCAGGCAACAATGGAGAACTTAGAAATAGCATCAAAACCAGAGTTAAAATGGACGGAGATAAGGTCATAGGAGAGGTTTACACAAATCTACACTATGCTCCTTATGTTGAGTTTGGAACAGGACCCAAAGGACAAGCAAGCCATTCTGGTATCTCTCCAGAAGTTAGTGTGTCTTATCGGTCTAGTCCTTGGTACGTGCATGAAGATCAAATTGACATAGGTCCTTACCACTTTCAAAAGATTGGGGAGTTCTACAAGATGTATGGTCAACCTGCCCAGCCTTATCTCTATCCAGCTTTGAGAGATAATCAGGAACGTGTGTCTAAGAGTATTTCGAATTATGTCCGTAGAAAGATAAGAGAACAAATAAAATGATTAATATCAAGCCTGTTATTTATAAAGAATTGCAAAAGGTCGCAGATAATGTGACTGATACTTACCCTAGCGATTGGGAGAACTTCCCAGTCGTTATTTTTTTGGAAGAACAGAACAAGCCGGGAGATTGGTTTGACGACAAGGAACAAAAATCCTCTATCCGCTACAAGGTGGATATCTTTGATGATGCCAGCACTAGTGAGTTAGCTGTTAAAATCAATCAGATTTTTGAATCTTTAGGTTTACGAAGAACCGACTGTCAAGACGTACCGGACCCGTCTCATTTGAGGCACAAGGTCATGCGTTTTGAAGGTGTCGTTGACTTAAATTCAGAGCTTGTTTTTCAATTTAGAATGGAGAATTAAACATGTTAGCAAACGGAATTACGCTTTCTTATGGCGAATCAAAAGGAACTTATACCAAACTTGCGGGATTGAAAGAAGTCCCTGAATTCGGTATTGAGCCTGAAAAAGTAGAGAATACTACCCTGGAAGATACGGTGAAGAAGTATGAATTTGGTATTGGTGATGCAGGGGAATTAGAATACAAATTTTCTTACAAAAATGATAGTGAGAATGCTCCTTATCGTGTTTTGCGTAAAGCAGCAGATAGCAAGAAGAAATTATATTTTGAACAAGCTTATCCAGACGGTACTAAGGTCGATTTTGAAGGTCAAGTATCTGTTAAGCTTGGAGGCGGCGGTGTCAATGCCGTTATCGAATTCACTTTGAAGATTGCTTTGCAGTCTGATCTTACATTCATTGATGGTATTGGAGGTTAATTAAATGGCGTTACCTTACTCAATTTGGAAGATTAACGATGAGAAAGAGTTGAAACTACGACTTTCATCTCATCAAGCGACAAAAGTTGAAGAAAAAATCGGTATGAACCTATTGAAAATCTTCATGCCTGAATCTGGTGAGGAATTTACTTTACCACCTTTAAAAGTTATGTTGTTACTAGTTCACGGAGCATTGCAAAAGTATGAGAATGGGTATTCTCTTGAGGATGTCTATGATCTATACGATGAATACGTGGACAACTGTGGAGACCAAACGACCTTCATGACAGAGGTTTTAATGCCACTTTTTGAAGTATCGGGTTTTACTCCACGAGGAAGCAAGGGCAAGAAAACTTCCAAGAAGAAAATGACAGTAGTCGAGTAATTTTAACGGTAACGCAGCTTGTTGAGAGGCTTTACCCGATGTTTTTGGACATCGGAGGTAAACCTCTCGATTTTTGGGATTTGACGGTGCTTGAAATCAGGGAAATGATTGAAAGTTACAACCGTGTCAAAATCCAAGAGCGTAAAGAGAAGATTATTGACTCATATAGACTTTCGCAAATGATATCCAATCACGTTTCCTTATTGTTATCCAAGGATGCTAAGGTTTTAGAGTTCTGGGAGTATGCGCCTGATTTGTTTGTAGAAGAGAAACAAGCGGTAGAACAGGAACAACAAAGACAAGCGCTTTTGTTACATAAGGAACGGATGCGTGAATTTGCAGAAAGACACAATCAAAAAAGAAAGGAGGAAGTAAATGGCGACTCTTGATGAATTGAAAGTCATGATTGACGCTGAGATAGCGCCTTTCAGGAAGAAGATGAAAGAAGTCGAGAATCAGGTCAAAGGAACATCTGACCAAGTGAAGAATGCCACTGCTAAAGTTCGTGAACAGTCGAACTCTATCGGTAGTGCGTTTGGAAAGCTAGCTAAGTTCGCTGGTTTTGCAATTCTTGGCAAGAAATTGCTTGATGTTGGGATGTATTCAACGCAGACGGCTCTTGAAGTGTCAGCGTCTATGAACCAAATCAAGCGCCAGATGGGCGAGAGTTCGCAATCTTTCTTAAAATGGGTTAACGATAACGCTAATGCTATGAATATGGGTGTGGGTGAGGCTACTAACTACGGTGCGGTTTACTCAAACCTATTTTCTGGATTTATCAAAGACACCAATAAGTTAAGCGCCTATACTGCTAAGATGCTTCAGACATCAGCAGTAGTCGCAGAGGGTACAGGTCGTAGCATTACAGACGTTATGGAGCGGATTCGCTCTGGTTTACTAGGAAACACCGAAGCAATTGAGGACCTAGGAATCAACGTCAATGTGGCTATGATTGAATCCACTGAAGCTTTTAAGCGTTTTGCAAATGGTCAAAGCTGGCAACAGTTGGATTATCAAACCCAGCAACAAATACGTTTGATGGCTATCCTAGAGCAAGCCACTGCCAAGTATGGCGACACTTTATCCAATTCAGTTAATGGCAGTATTAGTTTGTTTAAGTCCTTGATGAAGGACACTGCGTTAAATCTTGGGAATTCCATGCTACCTATTATTAATGCAATTATGCCCGTCTTGAACTCTTTTGCGATGGTATTGAAGAACGTAACTGCTAAACTCGCTGAGTTTATCGCTTTGATGTTCAACAAGAAAGCAACAGTTAAAGATGGTGTTGGTGGAGCAGTTGGAAACATGGGTAATGCCATGAAGGATGCTGCAGGCGGAGCAGGAGACCTTGCTGATGCAGTGGACGACGCTGGAGATTCAGCAGGAGGACTTGCTGACAACCTTGGAGACTCAGCCAAAAACGCTAAGAAGGCTGCTAAAGAATTGCTTGGTCTAATGGGATTTGATGAGATTAACATCTTGCAAAAACCAAAAGACGACGATGCAGGAGGTTCTGGCGGTGGAGGCGGTGGCGGAGGCAAAGGTGGTAAAGGAAAGGGAGGCGGTGGCGGACCTTTCAAAGACATCTTGCCAGAAGTCGAGTTGACTGACATGGGTAACCAATTCAAGAGCATTTTCGATGGTCTTGGAGATAAGTTAAAGGGGTTGTTTGACCTTTTCAAAAAAGGTTTTGATGCAGCGTTTAGACCAGAAGGTATAGAACGTATCAAGATCGCTTTAGACCAAATAGCTAAGACACTGGGAGAAATAGCCACTGACCCAAGGGTTGTGAATGCCTTTAACCGCATGACCGAAAAAATCGCTTATGCATTAGGGCAAGTGGTAGGCTCAATAGCCACTATCGGTTTGGGTATTGGTGTTTTTCTTGCTGAAAGTATCGCAAATGGTCTTGGAAGGCAAAAAGAACGCATTATCAGGGCGCTAGTTGCTTTGTTTGATAATATCGGTAATGTTGCAGAGGCTGTAGGAAACATTGCTCAGGCCTTTTCTAGTGCTTTCTACGATGTCATTACATCAACTGGTGCGGTTCGTATCGGTAGTGCTATTGTGTCAACATTTTTGAGTTTGAGTTCAAAAGTTGTTGAGATTGGAAGCAAACTTGGTGGTGATTTATTCAAAGGTTTAGAGCGAATTGTGACAGATAACGCTCCGAAGTTATCAAGTTCCTTACAAGGAGCTTTGGATGCGATTGCTCCAGTGTTTGAAACAATAGAGCAAGCAGTGAACCGTTTTGGTGATGCATTTAGCCGTGTGTATGATGAACATGTTAGTCCATTTATAACAACTCTTTCTAGTGGTATTTCTCAAATTGTTTCAGTCTTTCTAGATAGTTTTGATAACAATGTTACTCCAGCACTTCAAAGATTCTCTGATGGATTTGAAGATGCCTATAGCAATCATATCGGTCCAGCAATTGATTCTTTGAGTCAAGCTTTCGGGGGATTGGTTGATGTTCTCAAACAAGTCTGGGAAGATAATATGCAACCTTTTGCTGAGTTCTTAGCCGATACATTCGGTATCAGCATTGGTGGAGTTGTCGATCTACTAGGCGGAGCTATTTTAGAGGCTTTAAAAATTCTAGCCGATACAGTAAAAGCTGTTAGCGATGCTTTCATTGCTTTTTCTGATTGGTGCAAGGATAACCGAGAGATAGTTTCAGCCATGGCAACTGCAATTGGTCTTGTATCGACAGCTTGGCAAGGTATTAAATTCTTGTCCTGGGCTGAGCAAGCTGGTGGTCTTGCGGCAGGAATTGGTAAATTAAGCGGAGCTTTCACTGATTTAGTTGGTGCGGTAAAAGGATTAACAGTTGATAAGATAAAATCTTTTGCAGAAAGTGTGTATTTGAATACCTTGTATGCAAAAGACTTTGTGGTCAATTCAGGTAAATTGATTGTAGAGTTAGGAAAAACTGCTTTAGAACTTGGTAAATCTGCGCTAGCGTGGGGTGCTAATGCGGCACAAATGGGACTTGCAACAGCGGCAGAGATCGCTCAATCAGTTGCAGCAGGAGTCGCAGCAGCTGCAACATGGGCACTCAATGGAGCTATTGCGGTATTGACCAGTCCGATAACCTTGGTTATTGCAGCAATTGCAGCCTTAATTGCTATCGGTGTCTTGCTCTACCAAAACTGGGACACTGTTGTTGAGTTTGCTAAAACAGCATGGCAAGAACTATGTGATTTTATCAGTGTGATTTGTCAAGCAATTGGCGAATTTTTCAGCGGTTTATGGGCGAAGCTTCAAGAAATCTTTGAGCCGATAGGTCAATGGTTTGGCGAGAAGTTCCAGCAAGCGTGGGACGCAATTGTAAACATTTTCTCTGGTATTGGAGAGTGGTTCTCTGGTGTATTCCAAGGTGCATGGGATGCTATCGTTAATATCTTCACGCCAATCGGCTCATGGTTCGGAGAACGTTGGGCGGATGTGACTAATGCTTTAGCAAACGTAGGAGCATGGTTCACAGACATGTTTCAAAAAGCGTGGACTGGGCTTACCAACATATTCAGCAAGTTAGGTTCTTGGTTTGGCGAAAGATGGAACGATGTAAAAAATGCGCTTGCGAATGTATCTTCTTGGTTTGGTAATACATTTACGAGTGCATATAATGCGGTTAAAAATGCTTTTAGCTCTATCGGTTCGTTCTTCAGCGGTGTTTGGTCAACGGTTCAAAATATCTTTGTTAACGCTGGTCAAATGGTCGGTGATGCAGTAGGTGGAGCTTTCAGAAGTGCAGTCAATGCAGTTCTTGGAACGATTGAAAATGTAGTCAATGGCTTTATTGGTATGATTAACGGAGTTTTAGATGCTGTCAGAAGTCTTCCAGGGCTTGGATGGGTTGGTAGCGTTGGCTACGTAAGTCTACCTCGATTAGCCCGTGGTGGTATCGTTGATAGCCCAACTATAGCCATGATTGGTGAAGCTGGTAAAGAGGCGGTTGTACCACTTGAGAATACTGGATTTATACAAACATTAGGCCGAGTTGTTAGCGGTGCTGTAGTAAATGCCATGGCTGGTGTTAGCCCACAAGGTGGGTTCTCTGGTGATGGTGATATCGTTATTCAAATCGGTGGGCACGAATTTGGACGTGTAGCCATCCAAGAAATCAATCGAGAACAAGAACGTGCAGGACAAGTCTTGCTTAACATCTAAAGGGAGGTAAAATGGCACACTTAATAATAAATGGGGTGGCTGTGAAGCCTCCCAAATCTTTTCAAGTCGGTATCCAAGATATTGACGGAGAGACTGGACGAAATGCTAATGGAGACATGGTGCGTGACCGTATCACCACTAAGCGTAAGTTAGATTGTGAATGGGGCATGCTGACTCAAGATGAAGTGAGTCAGCTTTTAAATGCCGTATCGCCTGAATTCTTTGAAGTGTCTTATCCAGACCCTATGGATGGGCAAGTCACAAAGACTTTCTATGTTGGCGACAGGACAGCGCCAAGCTACTCGTTTACTGAGAAGTTCAAACCTTGGACAGGTGCTAAATTTAACTTAGTAGAGAGGTAGAAAAATGGACGCACTCAGAAAACAAAAGTTTAATCAAGCAATGTTCTCCAAAAATCGAACTCTCGCTATTAGAGTAGGGAAGTATCAGTCGAGCGACATCAAAGAAGCAAGTTTTGATTATGGTTATATCAAAGGTGATACTTATAAACCTGGTGGAACGTGCGCAGGTAGTGCTAAAATCGTCTTTACGAGCGTTATTACTACTTTCAATAAATTAGATAAGGTTTATCCTGAAATCGGTCTTTTGGTAGACGGAACCTACGAATGGGTTAAGATGGGTGAATACTTTATCAATGATATTGAGATTGACCGCAATCGTAACATGACTAAACTTGATCTCATGGATGGGATGTTCAAGCTAAATCGTGAGCACATCACTGATTTAACCTATCCGGCTGAAATTCGACATGTTATCAAAGAAATTTGTCTAAAGACTGGTATAGAGTTAGCAAATGAATACATGGATATTACATCCATGAATTACAGAATCGAGCAGATTCCGAAAGATAAAAAAATGACATTCAGAGATGTTTTGAGTCTAGCTACTCAGATGCTCGGGATGTCTTGTTTTTTTAATCGAGAAGGTAAACTCGAAATCAAGGAATTGACTGATTCAGGTATCACGATTACAGCAGATAGTTACTTCATGCACGGATTAACCAAGAGTGAAATTGAGTATCAGATAGCTGGGATATCTTGTAAAAAAAACAAAGAGATACTCACTGTTGGTTTGAGAACTGGTCGCTCACTTGAGATTGAAAATCTATTAATGTCTCAATCTGCCTTAGACAACCTTTATCACAACATCAAAGATATTCGTTATTATCCGTTTAATTTGAATTACCAAGGCCATTTATTGCTGGACGTCGGTCAGTGGGTGACCATTAAGACAAATACGGGCGAAACCTTCAAATCGCCAGTATTGAGCCAATCATTCACATTTAAAGGCGGTTTGCGTGGTCGTATTAGTGCAGATAGTAAGGCTGGTAATGATGCGCAGTATTCGTATGCAGGTACAATTACCAAAAAGATTGAACAATTTAATGAAATTGAAGCTCAAATCCAAAGTCAACTTGAAGAAGCAGATAAAGGTTTTGACCAGAAGGTTGAAAAAATCAAAAATGATTTTAGCGATCAAGTCAAACTTGCCAGAGCTAAATCCGAAGAAGTCAAGCAAGAACTGTCTGACACTATCAATCAGCGTTTCGACAGCTTTGAAAATGGTCCTTTACAAGATGCTAAACGTAGGGCTATAGAAGCCTTGAGAAACGCTGGCGCAAGCAGCTTACTCGCTCAGGAAGCCAAGCGGATTTGGTTGGATTCTGTTGCTAAACTTGAAGAATTCAAGATACAGGCTACAAGCGCTCAAACAGCTTTGTCGGGTGATTTGGATGTTCTAAAACAGACGGTCAACAATGAAGTCAACCAAGCGTCCGAACATCGCAGAACGACCACTGAGGCTCTTAGTCGAATGACTGGCCAGATGAACGGATTTGCGACGAAATCAGAGGTCAAACAAGGCATTGATGGGCTGACTCAGACATTTGCTAAGATGCGGGTCGGTGGAACGAACCTTTATATATTAAGTAATAATAAGGATATCTCTCGCAGTATCCATTTAACAGATTTGAAATTTGATATTTCATCTGGCGAAATTTCATTTCAAGCAACTGGATCAGATCCGTATTTTGGCGAAGCCACAGTTCATCCAAAAGTAGCAAGCGAACGAAATGGTGTTAGAATTCCTGTTGTTTTGGGGAAAGCAATCTATATAACAGTTTCAAATCCAATTTTTATCAAAAATTACATTTCGTATTTTGATAAAAATGGGAATACTGTGAAATCTTATAAGAAATATGCGACAAATTCCTTTCTAATCCCTTTTGAAGAAGTGAAAGGAGTCTCATTCATCTGCCTGCGTTTTGGGTGTGGAGGTTCTGATTTTGAAATCGGAAGCGTTATAAAAACTAAAATAAAAGTTGAATATGGTACTATCCCGACCGACTGGAGTCCTGCGCCTGAAGATATTGACGGCCTTATCACAGAAGCCAAGGCTACCTTCGAGCGAACGGCTCAGGGCTTGCGGACTGACTTATCAGCTATTCAGGAATATGTAAATAAAGACGGTCAGCGACAGGAAGTCTTACAACGCTACGCTCGTGAAGAGAGTGCAAAACAAGCAACGGCAGTTCGTGAGCTGGTCAATCGTGATTTCGTTGGTAAGGCTACTTATCAAGAGGACGTGAGAGGTCTTGAACGCAAGTTCGAAACTATCACCAACCCACAAAGTGGCACGATAGCGAATCAGATTGCCAACTACAAAACAGCAGTGGATGGACGATTTACTGAAATCACCTCACTGATTTCTGGTAAGGCTAATCAGACAGACTTCCAGCGAGTTAAGGAAACTAGTCAGCTTTACGAGCGTATTCTGGGCAATACTGAAAATGGGATTGTTAATAATGTGGCTCGTATGGCTATGACCAATCAGCTGTTCCAGGTTGAAGTTGGGAAGGCCTTTGCGGAACATCAGAATTTATTCTTAATCTCAACGCTCACTAAAGGATTTTTAGGGAATAATGGAATCATTAACGTAGCGAACGCTACACAAAAGGAGGTTACATCCGATTTCATTTCAGTGGATCCAAATGAAAAAATTATTTTCCAGCACTGGGTAACTCTTCCTGAGAATGGAATGGCTTGGACCGCTTGGCAATTTTTTGATAAAAACAAAAATCCTATTGATAACCGCAAACCAGGCTTAAATGCTTACAAAACAACTGTAGGCAAACAACACAACATCAATCAAATCACTGTACCAGCGAATGCTTATTTCGTCAGATTCTCAGCTCGTATGTATGATGATGGTTTGATAAAAGTAGAACACGGTTCAGTTCCATCTGATTACTCAGTAGCACCAAATGATGCCCTTGAAGCTGTTAAAACAGTACAAACTCAATTAAATGACTCATGGTCGGTTCAAAATCTGACAAGCGCAGGCTCAATCGTTTCGCAAATCAATGCGACCAACAATCAAATTTTGATTGAAGCTGAAAAGATTCGATTGAAGGGTAAGACCTTACTTGATGAGCTGACGGCTATTCAAGGTTATTTCAAACGCTTGTTCGTTGGTGAAGGTACGTTCGCGACTCTTAACACAGATATTTTGCGAGCTAACTCTATCACAGCTGATAAGCTGGTCATGGATATGGCAATGGCAAGACGTTTCGTCTCAAGTGATATCTTCACGGATACGCTTGCTGCTAAAGAAGCCTTTATCAACAAACTTCGGTCTGTTGTTGTTACCGCAACTTTGCTAGAAGGGTATAAAGGCTGGATTGGTGGTTTTCAAATCGGGACACACGATTCAGGCTCTGGTAGATGGTTGACAGGCAAGAACCATTTTTCTGTCGGTATGGGCGATGGCGAAGGAGACGAAGGGTCTACAGCTCTCTGGGTGAATTGGGGGAACCGTTGGGATCGAGTCGGAGACAAAGCTTGGTACGTGAAGAACAATGGTCAAATGTTTTGTTACAATCGTGCCGAATTTTGGAACACACCTGTTATTCACGGAGATTTGCGTGTCACAGGGGATATTTACTACAACAATAAGGCGTCAGGCGGTGGTTCAGGTTACTGGATTTCATCACCAAGATACTCAAGAATTGAGCCCTCTGGCGGCTCTTTATATTTATATTATTCCGGCGGAGGTTACGACTGGATACCGATGAACAAAGACGTATCTGACCGTCGATACAAGCACAATATCGAAGCTAGTACAGTTTCTGGGCTAGGTGTAGTCGAAAGTCTGAAGACGTACAGCTACCGCAAAGAATACGATGGAAAACTTGAGTATATTTCTTGCGGTATCATGGCGCAAGATGTTCAAAAGTATATCCCAGAGGCTTTCTTTGAGAATCCAGACGGCGCATACTCATATCGCACATTTGAACTTGTGCCTTACCTAATTAAGGCCATCCAAGAATTAAATCAAAAAATAGAAAAATTGGAGAAAACAGCATGAACGAAACATTGAATCAATTAGTTATGGAGTCGCTATCTAAGAAATTAGCACAAGTAGAAATACAAGCCGCGCAAAACGAAGTATTCTATCTCTTTGCTGCAAGTGAATTGCAAAAGATGAATGAAGTTTTGGAATACGACCCTGCTCTAAAAGAGCTATTTGAAGAAGTGAAAGGAAAAATGACAAATGGCAATCAGTAATTATGAATTAGCAACCAAACCATATCTTCGTGGTTCGGGTGATAATATCCGAACAGTGGTTGAAATCCGTTTAGAAGATGGGACTCGCTACAGCACCAACATGCGTGAGCTCTCAGGAGACCGTACAGGAGATTCTGACGATGTTTTAATTAAATCGGTATTAGACATTGTTAAGACTGAAATTGATCCGTCTAGCGCAATCGTGCAAGCTCAGGAGCAACTTAACAAGGCCAAGGAAGATTTGACTGCTAACAAAGAGTATCTTGAGTCTGTTTCAGCAATTACTGAAGTCTTGATTGCTCTTGCTATCTCTCAAAACGGAGGCATGCCTACTTATGCTTATTCTAAGGTAGCTGCATTTGTTAAGCCTCTTGTCAAGACTGCACGATATGCGAATGGTGACATTATTGCCATGCCTTATCCATTTGAAACTAATGCTAAGTGGCCTAAAGGTACGCTGACTATCTTCAAGTTCCAGATGCAGGAAAAAGAAGGCTATACTTACAAGGAGCAGGATCTTTCTGAAATGCTTCAAAAAGGCATCTTGACTGTTGTTATGCCACGGATTGAGTAGAGAGGAGAGTGTATGCGAGACTTACCACTACATGAACTTATTGAACATCTGAAGAATCTTTCATCCAGTCCTTACATTCATATCTTTTTTTGGCTCATGATTTTGGATATTGTAACGGGATATGTCAAGGCTTTTAAAACCAAGCGATTTGATAGTAAGATCGGTACTATGGGATTGATTCGTCATTTCGTAGTATTCACGGTCATCTTACTTGTTGCGATGTATGCTCGTTCGCTTGGTGTTCGTCCACTAGGAATTACCTGGACGATGTTCTTCATTGCTAACTATTTAGGCTCTGTACTTGAGAATTGGGAAGCGATTGGTTGGGCATTCCCAGAATTCTTAAAACCATATATCAACCAAATCAAAAAAGACAATGCTAGAAAACTTGGTCAATTATTAGTAAACATTGACCAGAAAGACAAATTTGACGAAAAGGAGAAATAACATGCAACAAATTACTGAAATCATCACAAACGGAGCGATTAGCATCCTTGTTATCTTGGTAGGGGTAGCAGTTAAAACTGTTAAAGAATACCTGATCAAGAAGGGTGGAGAAAAAACAATCAAGATTGTTGAAATCCTTGCTAAGAATGCAGTAAACGCAGTAGAACAAGTATCTGCTGAAACTGGCTACAAGGGCGAAGAGAAGCTAGAACAGGCACGTATTAAGATTCGTGCTGAGCTTAGCAAATACAATATCAGCATGACTGACCGTGATCTTGATACCTTCGTAGAGTCAGCAGTTAAGCAGATGAATGATGCGTGGAGAGGGGAATAGCAATGGTCGAAATTATTAACCATACAATTTTTAATGGGATTTCAGGATCCCGACCAACTGAACGTCCAAAATATTACGTTTTGCATAACGATGCAGGCTCAAAAAACGCAAAGGCCTACATCGAATGGCTCCAATCACGATACGACAATGGTCAAGCTGAACTTGGTTTCGCACATTACTACATCACAAGAGATGCAATTGTGCGAGTTGAAGACACATATAACGGCTCATGGTCTGCTGCTAACTACGATGCTAACATGAACTCTCTTAGCTACGAAGTATGTCAGCAGTTAAGTGCATCAGATGCCGAGTTTATCGAAAATGAAAACATGGTATTGCGCCAAATGGCAGAGGACATGACTTACTACGGTGATACTCCAAACTATTCAAATATCAAGTTCCACAATGAGTTTTCAAGCACCTCGTGCCCTGCTCGTTCACTTGAATTACACGGTGGCTCCAATGACAGCTTGCGTAACTATGTGATTGCTAAGATTAAGCATTATCAATCGCTCGGCTCAACTGTTCAAGAAATGCTTGGTGGCGATGATGTTCAGGAAGGTTGGAAGAAAAATGCTACTGGCTGGTGGCATGTTAACTCGGATGGTTCTTATCCTGCTAATAGCTGGCAGAAGATTGACGATGTCTGGTATTACTTTGATAGCAACGGATACATGAAGGCTAACTCATGGCACAAGCACACAGACGGCTACTGGTACTACTTGCTCCCAAGTGGAGCCATGGCTACTGGTTGGGCACTCATTGCTAACAAGTGGTACTACTTCAAAGAAACTGGAGCCATGGCCACTGGATGGGTCAAATATAAAGACCACTGGTACTACCTCGATGCCAAGGATGGCGACATGAAATCCAAGCAGTTCATTAAGTCAGCAGATGGTTCTGGTTGGTACTATCTTAAATCAGACGGAACAATGGCAGATAAGCCAGAGTTCACAGTCGAGCCTGACGGTTTGATTACCACAAAATAAAATAGAAAGACTCAAAAATATTGTACACTAACCGCAGGCAGTAGCTTGCGGTTTTTTGTTTGGCCTGAAATACGCTTGATAATCGCTTGAAGTCCCTGAAAATCCTTTATAGATAGAGGGTTAGGAGCACTCTTTTTCGCTTGAATATCTTTATTTTGTTCTGAAGTTTTGAAAAAAGTGAGGGGCAAAAAAGGGGCAAAAATGTCGTAAACCTCTGTAAAACGATGTAGAAAATCAACTTTACCCTCGCTTTAACTCTCTAAATTTCAACGTATTGTGAAACAGTGTAAATTATAGTATCGCCTATAACTGTTGTGTGCTCTTTTTTTGTGCTTTAAAGAAAATAGTTTAAGTATGGCGAAATAGGAATGAGTTTGTTAATAAAAGGGAAAATAAGGGATATTTGAAATATCTTTAAATTTTTTTGTATGATTTTATTGTTTGCTTTTTGATAAGACACTTTTCTTTATTTTATATAGAAGATTTTTCGTGCTTTTTTCGAATAAATAAGATAAAATAGCCTAGAATAGATGATAATAGAAAAGAGAAGATTATGAAAATTCGTGGTTTTGAACTAGTTTCTAGTTTTACAGATGAAAATTTGCTACCAAAGCGTGAGACAGCGCATGCGGCTGGTTATGATTTAAAGGTTGCGGAGCGTACAGTCATTGCTCCAGGAGAAATCGTCCTCGTCCCAACTGGGGTCAAGGCCTATATGCAGCCGACAGAGGTTCTCTACCTCTATGATCGTTCTTCAAACCCTCGTAAGAAGGGCTTAGTCTTAATCAACTCGGTTGGTGTCATTGATGGGGACTATTATGGGAATCCTGGGAATGAAGGACATATCTTTGCACAGATGAAGAATATTACCGACCAAGAGGTTGTTCTTGAAGTTGGGGAACGTGTGGTTCAGGCTGTCTTTGCTCCTTTCTTAATTGCAGATGGAGATGAGGCAGATGGCGTGCGGACTGGTGGATTTGGATCAACAGGGCACTAAGATGAAGATTATCTTTGTACGTCACGGGGAGCCAGATTATAGTATGCTTGATAAACTTGAAAATCCGCAACTCTATAGTGGTTTTGGTCGTGATTTAGCACCATTGACAGGAAAAGGTCGCAGTCTGGCAAAAGAAGTTGCTAAAACCGCATGTTTTGGAAAGGCAGAGATTATTATTTCATCGTCTGTGACGAGGGCTTTAGAAACAGCACATTATATAGCGGTTGAAACAGGATTGGACTTATTTGTGGAGCCGTTTTTTCATGAGTGGCGTCCAGACTTAGATGGCACTAACTCTGATTTAACTAGTGTATTGGTAGCTCATGAATATTATCTAAAACATCAAGGAGGTTTACCTGAAGATTCTCCTTGTCGCTATGAAACTGCTCTGGAGATGCGTCATCGTTTTTTAAGAACTTTGGAAAAATATAAAAATTATAAAACTATTATCATTGTAACTCACGGAATGCTCATGCGCCAGTTTGTACCAAATGAGAAGATTGATTTTTGCCAAGTGATTGAATGTGAGATAGAGATATAG